TCATCCGGCCCCTTCGCGCATGTTGTCGAGCGACTCCAGGGCGGCTCGCATGGTGTCGGTTTCGACGTGCGCATAGATGCCCATCGTGGTCGCCAGTTCGCCGTGGCGAAGAATCTGTTGCACAACACGCGGGTTCACGCCTTTTGCCACGAGGAACGTTCCGGTGCTGTGCCGGAGATCGTGCAACCGACGTCGCTCGATACCCGCCTCGGTAAGGAGCTGGCGGAATCGTCGCCGGTTGAGGTCGTCATTGAGTGGCGTGCCGACCGTGCTGGCGAACACCAGTCCCCATTTGTCGCCCTTCCATCGACCACCGGCAAGCAAGCGATCCTCAGCGTACTGGCGTCGGCGTTCGGTCAGCGCGTCGTATACGGCGCCGGGCATTGGCAGGGTCTGGCGACTCGATTTGGTCTTCGGTGCAATCAGCTTCGGTTCCTCACCTGGTACGAATGATTTCTGTAGCTGAACCTCGATGTGCAGCTCGCGGCGATCGAAGTCCACGTCCTGCCAGCGCAGCCCGCGCAATTCACCGTGACGCAATCCGAGATAGAGCGCCGTCACCAAAAACGGTTCCAGGCGATCGCCATGCGCTGCGCGGAGAAGGGCAGTGGCCTCAGCCGGGGTCAAGGGATTGCCAGCTGATGGATCGCGGGGATCTACAGACTTTGGTAGCTCGGTCATGGTCACGACGTTACGGGCGATCAAACCCCATTTGATGGCCTGATTCAATGCCGCCCGGAGAATGGCCCGGCAGTCACGTAATCGGGTCGCACTCATGCCCTCAGCGTGCTTTGCAGCGATCCACCGCTGAACGTGAAGCGGGGTGAGGCTATCGATCTTGTGCCGACCCAGCGCCGGAATGATGTGCATTTCGGAGACAGACAAATACGTCTCATAGGTGGTGGCCTTGCGCCCGGGCTTGATAACGTCGGCGAGCCATTGTTCGAGGAACGCCGCCAGCGTCGGGATCGCGGTTGTTGTCATGTGACCACTGCGATGTTCTTCCAGGAGGCGCGTGATCTTGCGATTGACTTCGGCTCGCGTCTTACCAGAGACGTACTTCCGCTTCGGCTTGCCATCCGTGCCATAGCCCAGCCACACAGCGCCACGCCAGAGCCCTTTCTGGGCTCCGGTTTTCACCTGGTAGATCGCACCCTCGTTGTGGCCCCGGCGCGTCTTCTTTGTCTTTTCGATCGGCTCTACTGTCTCGCTCATCGTTTCATTTCACTTGCACTGAAAACATGGACAAAACCGCCAAAACCCGGTTGTCGAGTGTTTTTCTCGATTCTGAATACTCGTGATTCGTGGACAAAACCGCCAAAACCTCGCGGACGGGGTTTTCTGTCAACGCCTGGTGCGCTCCTGTAAAATGATCTTGCTCCCACTCGTCTGAATCACGGGTGAGGGGACTGCGCCGCGGCCTGGTCATATCAGGCCGCGGCTTTTTTTAGATCCTCGATAGAGTCGCCACGAATCGCAGCTGCGAATTCCTCGATTTCGATCGGTTCCACTCCCAGTGCCTTGCTGAGCTTCCCGATCGTTCGAAGCTTTGGTAGCGAACGTGTGAGCTCAATCTGAACGATCGTCTTCGTGCTTACCCCGGATTCTTCAGCAAGCGCCTCGATCGATAGCGCCTTTTCGCGTCGTGCTTCTCGTAGCGGTTTCATCATTCTGCGCATCCTCACTTTCAACTACCAGAATAGCACAACGGTTCTACTTGAAATATACTAGAATCATGGTAGAATCCTAGTAGTTGAGAGACAGGCAGTCCCCTCAACCCGATATCAGAGGTCGGTATGGAGATTCAGGCCATGCCGATACAAGCACAGGGAGCAAGGCAATGGAGAACGCAACGCAAGCGCCGGCCGTGCCGGTGATCGCGCCACAGCAGGTGGTCTGCCCGTTCTGTAACGGGCGGCGTGGGGCGAAACGCATGACCGGCGGGCGTCTGTCTGATTGGGTCTGGGAATCGTGCGATTCGTGCAATGGCTCTGGTTATGCCCAGGTGGCCCCAGAATGCGTTCAGGGTGCCTCCACGATAGAAATCACCTACGACGAGCTGTACGCACTGGTGTCGGGCGCTCTGTCCTACGTGGCACATGCCCGGCGTGATATGCGACGCAACGGGATCGGCTCGATGGCCGTGGCCCGTGACGTGGATCGCATCGAGCGCGTGGCGACCGACATCAATAGCCTGATGCGCGATCGCAAGCCTGTGGCGGTGGTGTCATGAGCCCCACCCGCCGCCAGCTCTTCACCGGTCTCACCTCGATGCTTGCCGCTGGCGCCGTCGCCGGTGTTGCCACGGCAGACGCTGACGACCGCCCCCACCCGCACAGTTTCGGACGGCATCAGGAATCGCTCGCTTCGGCACAGACGGCCACCTCTGGCGCGTGGTCTGGTGCGGCGCTCAACGCGCTGTGCAAGGAACTGGCCACGCAGGTCATCGAGACCACTCGGCAATTGGTGCCTGAGGAAGACCAAAACACGGTGCTGTCCGGAACCGCGTCCCTGCTGATGGCAGACGTTCTGGCGCACCCTGGCGACCTGCTTGCAGCGCATTGGGAGCCTGAAGGAAGTGTGGTCGGTGCCGTGATCCATCAGTACATGGCAATGAGCCCAGGGCTTCGCGATATGCACGACGCCACGATGGCCGGTGAGTCCTTCCTGGAATACACGCGCGACTGCAGGGAAGCTAAGCGCACAACGAACCGCAATCCAGCCGTCCTCGCCCTGACCGATTCATCAATGAACTTCGCGGGCGAAATGGGCATGATCGGTTGCCGGATCGGCGCACACCTTGCGGTCGCGAACATGAATGCCTTTGGCAATCACCACGCCAGTGAGCAGATGCGCTACCGCCGTCAGCTGGCAGACACATTCATTCGCATCGATGAAGGGAAGTAGACATTATGGCAACCGTGATCGATATCCGAGCTATTCGCCGCAACCACCGCTTTCAGGCTGAGAACATGCTTCGCCTGGTCGAGAACGCGCGGAATGCCGGCATTCGGATTCTGGTGATCGAGAAGACCGGCAAGCACGTCGCCATTGATCCGGTGATGCCCTGGGCGCACGAGGTTGATCGAACGGGCTGCGACTGCCAACGGTTCGGAATCTTCGGCCGCTGTGAGCATCAGGCGCTGCTGTTGAGCGAACTGGGCTTGCTCGAAGATCCGAACGAAATCGGCTGGCCCGATGACGATCCGCCGGCCGCGATGGCTGCGGACTGATCAGCAAAACCCGTCGCTCGTTTCAAACGAGCGCAATCACAAGAGCCCGGATGCGCTTGCATCCGGGCTCTTGTGTTGGTGGCAGTCGCCAGTATGGTGCTGTGATTACCCGCGGCCGCGCTTCGCTGCTTCGGCCTCAATTGCTTTCCCAAACACTGTCACGTACCTCTTGATGGCCGGTCCTGCTTCATTGAGTGCTGGCTCGAGGAATGGCTGAGGCTTTGTGCCGTGCTTCATGATGTTCCGGGCGATCACAAAGCCCAAACCCGGTCCCAAACCCTTGCGACGCGCCCAGTCCTCTAACGGTGTCACGGGTGGCATTTTGCCCGGTAGGAGTCCGTACTCGATAGCCCGCCCATAGACGAGGTTTGTGCCGACGGTGGCGTGCTTCGGAAAGTAAGACTCGTCAACCGTATGTGCGATTGATCGCCTCAGCCCACCACGATCATTGGGCGCCTTCTCAACCGCAAGCGCCTCAACGGCCTTCGCTGAGCTGCTGAGGAAGTTTCGCGCCGGGATTGCCACTACTGCCGGATCAATCGCATTGATCACGTCCTGCAGCCCCACGACTCGCACGATTACTCTTGCCATGTGTTCACATCCATTCGACTGATCGGCTTACGCCCGTGATCGGGAGATTGAGTAGCTATCGATGGCTTCGGACGGGTGGCGTGGCGCCTCCTGGATCACGGTGCCGTAGTTATTCTGATAGGTTGTGTTGACGCCGTAGCTGCCCGAGCCGTAACTATCTGAACCGCTCATGCCTCGGATGTTCGTCGCGGAAGCCATCGCGCCAGCCGCGCGCGTGACACTTGGCAGGGATCGTTCCATGCCCAGCACCAGCCCTTCGCCAATGCCTGCACCGATCCCGGCGAACATGCGTGATGGTGAGTTGATTCCGAGCCAGCCCTTCGCTTCCTCGTATGCCGCTCTTGCCAGATCCTTCGCGAAACTGACCACAGAATTCCAGATGCCTTGAATGCCGTCGATCATGCCTTCACCAATCGCCCAGACAATGTCCCAGCCCGCCTGGAGAACGGCCCCGGAGTGACTGGTGATGATCCCCGGCAGTTCTCCGAGCTTGCTTTCGAGCGCTGGGAGCTTTTCTTGAATGCCGCTCACGAGGCCACCAATCAGCTCAGCGCCTGAAATCACGAGCGTAGTAGCGAGTGGCCCGACGGCTTCGAGTGCCTTCGCTCCCAAACCGTTCAGCCATTGCGTCAACGACGGCAACGACCCATCCAGGCCATTGAGAAAACCCAGCAGCAATTCCTCGCCCTTAGCCAGGAGCAGCGTCGTCAGGTCCGCAACCTTTCCGGGCAGTTCCTGAATGTTGGTCGAGATCGTGTCGCCGATGGTGCCCCACGGGATCGCGTTGAACGCATCGACAAACGCCGTCTTGACGCGATCGCCGATGCGCTGGAGAACGTCGAGGGCGCCACTAAAGTCGCCCTGAAAGACTTCCTGAATGATGCGGCCGAAATCAACGATGGTTCCGCCTGCCAGCTTGAACACGCGGTCAACCGGCTCGAACCCCGTCTCAATGCCCCGGAAGAATTCGCCAATGCTCTTCGCCGGGGCGCTGAGGAAGTCGCCGATCCCTTCCAATGCTGTTCGCCAGTCACCGGAAAGGATCGCCCGGCCCGTCTTGCCGATGGAATCCGTCACGCGGTCGAACAGCCCCGTGATTGCGTCGAGCGCGCTGGAGGCCGTTGATCGCACCGCCTCAAACTCACCGAGCCAATGAACGGCATCCTGTGCCGCCCCAGCCACGCCATCAACCGCATCGCGGAATCCCCACCAGTTGCCAATGTACGCCGCCGTCAGGAGGGCGATGGCCGCGATCACCAGACCAATAGGACCGGTCAGCACCGCAAGTGCGGCACCGATCGCCGGGAGAAGGGTCAGGAACGTACCCAGGACGATCAGTAGGGGACCGATCCCGGCTGCCACGAGGGCTATCATGACAATCCATCGTTGCCACCGCGGATTCATCGCTTGAAAGCGTGTTAGCAGATCACCAAATATCTTTGACACTTTGGTGATCGCAGGTAGCAACACTTGCCCCATCTGAGCTGCAACGTTCTTCAGCTGCGCCCTGAGGATCTTCATCGTGTTTGCGAGGCCGCCAGATGTGCGAGCGAAGTCGCCTGTCGCGTCTCCCATGTTGTCGAGGATGAAGCCCTGAGCCGCCAGAATGCGCTGCTGCGCGGTGAGTGCCCCGGTACCGTCCCAGATGCCCTGCTCGAGCGCGTATTGCTCGAGGGAGGCCTGGTTCATCATGATGCCAAAGCGCTCCAACGGGTCAAATTCACCGCGCAACGCAGATTGCATCGCCTCGAGCACTTCCGGGGTGCTGGCGTTGTAGAACGAGCCCAGATCGGCCGCGCCCTGAATCAGTGAGTTTGAAAACTCAGCCGTCTCAGCAGACGTCAATCCCAATGTGTCGCCATAGACGCCCAGAACGGCCGATGTGGCCAGATATTCCTGCTGTGAGAGCCCAACGGCCTTTGCGGCCTCTGTGGCACGCTGAATGACCGTATCAGCGGCGCCGTCATAGACCGCCTGAACGGCGCTCATCGATTCCTGGAGGTCTGAGGCGGCGCTGACAGACACAGCCGCAAGCCCCAGCACGGGAGCCGTGACACCCGCCGTAAGCCCGCCGCCCCACGCTCTGAATGAACTGCCGAGCTTTTCGACGTTGCGCTGTGTTCGCTCGAGGCCTTTGGTGACATGATCCTCAAGGCCCAGCATGATGTTGAGGTTTGCGATCGTTGCCATAATGTCACCCGCCTAGTTTCGTGCGTTTGAGCGGTCCGTTGTTGCAGTGCGCCCAATACGCCGTGATGGCCTCAACCACGCTGTCCAGCGTTTCAAGCTTCTTCATGGCTTTAGCCAGATATTGGCGCTCTTCCGCGGTAAATCTCGCTTCGATGGCCGGCATCGCGGCCCTCTGTGCGGCGAGATCGTCCGGCATGCTCTCAATCAATGCGCCCACGTAGATCAGGCAGACGCCCAGTTCTGGATTGCTCAACGATCGAAGCGGGCTCTTCGGTGGTAACCACGCCGCAAAGCTGTCCAGGTCGAACACTGGTGCGCTTGAATCGCTCATCGTCATCACCTCACTGAATCCTGAGCTTCTTCATGACCGCATCGAGCAACGCCCGTTGCTGCGGCGTGAGCTGGTCTTCGATCGCCTGCATGGCCGCGGGGTCCTTTCGGTCGGTGTTGCGCAGCAAGCCGAGATAGACGCTGATGGCCTCCCGTTCTTCGCTGGTGATGCGGGGGCGTGGTTGCCTACGTGCCATCTCAATCAGCCCCTTCTTCCTCGTCGGGCATCTGGGCGAGTGCGTGAAGGTCCATCCAGTCCCGTATGACGGTGATTGCGAGCGGGCCACCATCGGCGCCGGAGAGATTTACGTTCTGGTTCGCTGTCCACTCGCCCAGTTCCTGTGACACCTGGCGCTCCAGTTCGCGCATCTCTCGCAACAGCGCAACGTCGATCTTGTATTCGTCGATCGTGACGGCGTTGGCGCCAGTGCCGATGGATCGCTGCGTGTGCTCCAGAAGCCCCGTAGACGCGCCCGGGATAGTGGAGTTGGCATATTGAGCCGCACGACCATCAATGACCTGCTGCAGGGCACGGTGGCGTTCGTCAGCGCGATCAATGCGGATCTGCTTGACTGCGATGCCTTCCTGTCGGATCGCGGCGCGTGACTCTTCGATCGCAGCAATGACGGCGTCAGACTTGAGCAGCTTGCAGCCGGTGACATTGAGTGAGGCTGTGGATCCACGGTATCCCGCATGGCGAGCCGCTTCCGTCGCGTTGCCTCGTGCCACGCCTACATAGGCCGCAACGAATTGCAGCTGTCGGTAGTTCAGTGGCCGTGACGGCGCGTGCTCGCTCATGACGGTTTACTCCTGGTCAATTCCGGCGGCGATCTGTCGCTCTGTAACGCCGGATGGTTGTAGCGGAGCTCTGAATGGATGGGGGCGCCCGGCATCAGCCAAAGCGCTGGCCGCGGCATCGAAGCGCCGGCAATGCCTGAGCAGTTCGCGTGCAGCGGTCACAAACGCCGCCTTTGCGGTGGCGTACTGATGCTCAAGCGCTTCAGTCTGGCGATCGAGCTGCGCAATATCGTGCGCCGGGCGGATATCGGTCATCGTCATGGCGTCGTCTACTCCACCGGCTGAAGCTCGTCATCGGTCGGAACCGTCACGGCTTTTGGAGGCGTGAGCGTACTGGTGCCGCCTTCTTGCTCGAACAGGGCAAGACGACGTTCAAAGCGGGCACGATGCTGGTTGAGCTCACGGGCTGCAGTGATGAACGCATTCCGGGCGTTCTCGTATTGGCCTTCAACCTGCGGAGTATGGCGACTGACTTCTTCCAGCAGCATGCCCTGATACAGGAGCTTGGTCGGATACTGATCGATCGTTTGCGGTGTGCGCATGGTGTCTACCTCCACGCCTAGCGGCGTTCCTTGACCTTTGCGGTAACAAGTTGATTGATGTCGTAAAGGCGATGGTTGATCAGATACCGATATGAAACTTCGTAGGGTGTGATTGGCCGAATGAAGTAAGGCGCCTCTTCGTCTCGACCGTACTTCGTCCAGTACGTAGAGGCACGACTTTTTGCCCGGTCCCACTCCTGTTGGAGCGAGTACGAGGCCTTGCCGATGCGCACCAGCTCGAGTACCGCGACGTCGTAGGCCTCAGCGAGTCGCTGGCCCTCCTTGGTCATGCTCGTGAGTGCTTCGATGTCTTCCGCGTACTGACGCGCCTCATCGCTCCGTTGCCACTCCCACAGACGGGACTCGATGCGCTCCACGATTGCCGCCTGGTGACTGATCTGTTGGTCAATCTGAGCCTGTTCGGTCATCGCATCTGCCAACAGGCCGGGCGATGGCTGGCCGCCCGTTTGCTTCTCAATCAGCCAATCGCCGATCTGGTTGCCGACACGATCACGCTCCTTGTGCAGCTGCGTGAGCTTCGCCCGTTCTTCACTGAGCAGTTCGCGCATTTCGTCCGCGGTGCGCTCAGGCAGGGGAGTGACGTCGGTTGTGGTGGTGCGTTCAAAGAGCTTCATCGGTGCCTCCGGTGTTGTATTCGTGGTCAAGCGCCTGCATGACCTCGATGTTGAATCGGCGCAATGTGCGGTCCAGCCGCACGACGGTCGGGTCGTCCTCGTGAAACGTGCCCGTTTCGCTGATCTGCAGCTGCAGCATGCTGATGCGCGTCGCGAGCTCACGGGTGAGCTGCAGCTGTGCCGGTGAGAGCGTGAGCATCTCTTCGGTCGTGCCGTGAAGATCAGCGCCGGTCATCGTGGATTCCAATCGCGGATGCACTCACGCACGATGCGATTGATGTCACGTTTCAGATCCATGAGCTTCAGCTCGGCAAGGACGCCACCCAGAAGGCGCACCATCTCCTGCTCTTCAGCCGGGGTCAAATTCTTTGGAATGCGAATGGGGGTAATGGCGTTGGCATAGGCGCCACGTGCGAGGGCCAGCGCTGAGGGATCGCTAGGCACGTTAACGCCTGAGATCTCGAGTAGCTCAGCCTTCACGATGCGCGGTGCGCCATTCTTTGCTGGCGCTGTCTCGTGGGTGTTCCAGGACACTGAGACGGCATTCAAAAATCCGCGACGATATTTCGACTCCACCTGCCGGGCGAACTCATCTTCCTGGTCAAAGATCACATCAGCAAGAAGATTGCCCTTCTCAACGCCAACGCTCGTGACCTTGCCGATCGGGAGGCGTTCGCCCTTGAGATCGTGAGACCACAAGAACACGGGATTGCGCTTGAACGCATCGAGCATCCACCCGCTCGCCTCCACAATCAGGCCGTCGCGGGCAACGTCCGACGTCGATGCCAGAAACTTGATTGGCCCGGTGCTTTCTGCCCGTACGACGTGCGCGTATGCTCGCTTGATAGTCATCGTGGTTCGCCTCGTTAAACGAATGATGGCCGGGTGCGCTGGTTGTTCCAGTCGCCTCCGGCCATCAAAGAGCCTTGTTAAGTTAGGTCTATTCTAGCATCCGCAGCGGTTTAGGTCAATTGTTTGCCGTGCATGGGGTATTCGCTCGTGCATGGGGTTACCAAATCAGGCCGCATTCCGTTCTGCCTGTTCAACCGCGGCGTCTGGGACCACCAGGCGCTGTTCGCCGCAGTTCTTGCAGCTGACGAACGATTGCTGACCGGCAACGATCGGGATTGCTCGCCAAAGGTGGCGGCCACAGCGTTCACACCAGAACGTGATCGTATCGCCGTCAACCAGCCAGTTCGGCCAACGCTTTGTCTGATATCTCACAATCGGCCCCCTTCGGTCTTTTCGTTGGCAAAGCTGACCAACTCCTTAGGATTTCTTAGCTCCAGACCCACCCAATTGCTCGGGTAGCAGTGAAGGCACCGGGCGAGCTCTTCGGCCATCCGCTCGGCCTCCTCAGGGTCGAGGCCGTCAATGTTCATCGCGGCGTCGCCGATCATGGCCTTATCGGATCGATGGCCGCCGATGTGCGCCGTGCGCGCCCAGTCCACGATCTCATCAACGAATCGTGGAGCCATGTACAGCTCGTCCTTGCGGGTGTAGGTGTCCACGATCACGCGGCTGCACGACGGCCTTTCCACCAGGACGATGTATGCGCGATCGAGGCGCTGGCATTCCTTCCACCACGCCGTATGCAGGCTTGAACCGAGGCGATAGGTGCGCACGCGCAGGAAGCCCTCCTGCAGCGCACGCACGATTGAAGGGTGTGGAGTAGGGCGCAACGGGCTTTTTTCGGTTGTCCGCTTTGTCCGCTTTGTTTGGGAGGTCATGCTGCCTGACCCTCCAATTCAGGGTTTTGGCGGTTCTGTCCACTGTTATCGGCTCCCTCAAAGTCGTCAAAATCAGCTTCTCGGGAGTTTTGGCGGTTTTGTCCACGTGCGAGTGGGTTGATTTCAATGCGATCGGACGGGCGCCCACCTTTTTCGCTGTGGTGCTGCTTGGACACACGCACGTAATCAAGTTCTTCGAGTCGAGACAGCGGCGTATCGATATCTGCGGCTCTTCTGAATCGAGAATTTCGGACCTTGCGAAACAGCGCTCGCTTTGTTGTGGGACTCTCCATAGACTCCAGTGACATCCAGAGTTCGCGCTCCGCCGATTGGTCACCGAATCCCTTCAGATGGTCATAGAACGCCTGCGCATGCGGAATGTAGAACCGCATGATCTCCACAGCTGCAGACATCGAAGTAGCTTCGACATCGAATTGTTCCGGCTTTTCTCCGAGCTGGGTCGCGGTCGCAATGTGGTGCAATGCAGCGATACGAGCAGCACTGCCCGGCGCCTTCCCTCCCCATCCCTCGAGCCCGTGAAGCAGCCCGCCGGGTCGCAGCATCACTTCAACTTCATGCCAGAACGCCTCCCAAACGGCCCGCGCTTCACTCGAGAGCTTCAGCGTGCACGGAATCTTGTGGCCGTCCGCATCCCCGCCTTGAGGCGGCGTAGCGTCCAACATCGTTGAAATCAGTCGTACCCACTCATCGCGAATGGCTGATGAAACGGGGACGGTATTCAGGAGGCGGTAGCCAACCTTGGACACTGGGAAGCTGGGGAGGATCCGCGCAGCTCCACCACGATCAATGAAACCTGCAATCTCTCCGAGCGATCGCGCTACGGAAGGTTGTGGGCTAATCGTGAGATTGAGATAGGGGCGGAGGATGTGCTCGCCTTCTCTCCCGGCTCTGTCCACCACGATCGTGTCACCCGCCTGAGCCTTCAGGATGTTGTCGAGATTGGTTGCCCCGTTTTGGTAGCGGCCAGCTGCATTGCCAAAGATTGAGTAGCCTTCTGCGGACATTACCGCCAGAACCCCGCCCTGATCATCCAGGAGAGAAACGGCCTTCTCAACGGTGACATCATCTGCGATCAACTTGGTCACGACGGGCTTCTTTTCGGTATCGAGTTGCTCCTGGAGGCCCATGGCCTTCAATCGAGTTTCAGAACTGCCTTTGCCGTCCTTGCCTTTGACCGCCTGGTTCTTGAGGTCTTTCAGCTCAATCTCTGCCATGTCACGTTTAGCCTGCCAATGCGAGAGATTGATCCGATCCTGCCGAGCTCTCTCTCGCTCCCATTCAAGCAATGGCGCAATCGACTCGGAGAACACAGCGCTCTTTCGATTGCCAGATGACATAAAGCAGGCGAGCCAAAGATTCGTCTGCTCGAAGTAGCCGGGACTGACTTCGAGCCGGTACTTGTTTCCTGCCGCGGTAGCGATCGAACCCAGAACCACAGGCGCCGTGAGCGCAAGGGGCGTCTCGGTTGCATTGGCCAGGGCGATCGCAAACTGATCAGCAAGCGGGGGTAGAGCGCCGGCCGGGAATTCAGGCAATCGCGCGTCATCAAGTGGCGGGGGGAAAGACCAATCGTCTACCGAGTCATGTTCCTGATTCTGGTCGTCGGTGCTCTTTCTCTGTCGATTGATGGTTGGCCCTGATCCACTGAACGATTCACTCTGACCGGTTCTGGCGAGCTTGATTGTTCTCTCCAGATAATCCGCCCGATCGAACTTCGCGCGGTTCAAACCTGAGCGCCGCATGATGCGGCTGACTTGATCATCGTGGGGGGTATAGAAGACAAGGATACCGGCGAGTGCAGCGTCAGCCCTGCTTTCATCGCCACCGTATTCGGACGTATCCCCCGACCATAAGCGCGAGAATTTGCTGCCGTTGCTGGCGTTTCTCGCCTTTTCGATGATCTCATCGTCTGTGAGCGACGATGAGCCACCCCCAGCACGATTACTGTCTTTGGGCTCTTCCGATCCTCCGAAAAGCCGTTCACAGAACGCATCGAGTTCGGCTTGCCGTGGCTCAATTGTGTTGGGAACGCCGACAAACACTTGTCCGGTCACGGTCATGTACCGCTTGGATTCGTAGATCTCATACGGCGCTTTCTTCGCTTTTGAAGTGGACTTCCTGGCATCTATCCAAATGTGCGCTCCGGTTCCACTCGGGGATGCCTCGGTGAAGGTTGAGAAGCTGGTGATCGTCGCAAGTGCGTCCGGATCGACTCGCCCCGTTTCGTCAATGCAGTGGTCAACGTCGATGACGGTGAACGGATCATCGCTGGTCAACACAAATCCAATGCCGTCCACCAGCCCAGCCTCGTAGGATGCAACAGCTTGCTCGAGCGTGCCCCATGTTTCGGGATTCGTGGAGCTTGCCTTGCGCTGAGGATCCGATGCCTGGACCGGAACCTTTGTCCACTTCTCGTCATCTGCGATCCATGAATAGCTCCAGCACGTCCATTGGGCAATCGACTTCAGAACTTGCGGTATCCCTTCAATTTCGATCGGGACGACGTGCGGTTTCTGCGGTGCGCTCAT